TCCTGGTATATTCAATGCTTACGACAATACAACTTTCATATCAGCAGGAACTTATGATATACGTGTCACATACCGTCAGGGTCCAAATGGTCCAATATCAGGGGGAAATTTATCCTATTTTGCATTAACAATTGATACGGCAACTAGCACTCCATCATTATCATCATCGGCAATAGATAAATGTGGATTAAAATCTAGATATAATAATCTAGCAAATTCAACTCGAGTTATTGGTGGATTTAAAGGAAAACCATCTTCAACTTCTGGAACAAAAGTATGGGCAGATGTTAATACAACAATTTACAATAGCACACAAAGAACAGGAACTACAACAGCAGCGTTTAGAACAGGAATATGGGATTCTGGTACAGAATTAATAGTTAATGTTGGTCCAAGTGGTCAAATATATGGATATGGTGGAATTGGGGGAAGAGGTGGTGGATCTTTTGGTCCAGCAATATCAGGAGAACCAGCAGGATGTGCATTTTCAGCACAAACATCTTGCACACTTCGAAATTATGGTCTGATTGTTCAAGGATATGGAGGAGGTGGTGGTGGAAATGGTGCTTCTTTCACTACACAAGTTTGTACATCAAGAACAGTTGGTACTGGTAGAAATCGAAGAACAGTAACTAGTTGTACAACATATGCAAACTACTCTACCGGTGGTGGAGGAGGTGGAGGTAGAGGATATCCTGCGGGAACTGGTGGTGCTGCTGGCGGAGGTGCATACGGTCCAAGTGGAACTACTGGAGGATCTGGTGGTGTTGGATCATTAAGTAGTGGAGGATCTGGTGGTGGAGGTGGAACCAATGCTAGCCCTGGTGGTAATGGAAGACCAGGATCTCCCGGAGCAAGTCCTAATGGTGCAGCAGGTGGTGAAAATGGAGCAGCAATTACAACAGCTCCTGGTGTTTCTGTTACTCTTCAAAACTATGGACAAATATTTGGAAGAACTCTTAGCGATATCAACACAATATTGTATTGATGTGTATAAGGATAAATAACTAGAAAATCCCATATAAGATGTCAAATATTAGAAAGCAGTTTAACTTTCGCAATGGACTACAAGTTGATGATGATAATTTAGTTATAAGTCCAGCTGGTTTGGTTGGTATTGGCACGACAATTCCAACAGAAACCTTAGACATTCGTGGGATTAGTCCAGCACAAGCGACTGTAAAAGTAGTTGGATTGGTAACTGCAAATCAAATTTATACTCCTACATTAACTGCTACTAATGTTTCAATTAATAGTTTATCTGTAAATAGTATTCTTGGTGCAGGTTTAAGTTTATCAAGCGGAATTGTAACCGCATCTTCTGTATCTGGAATCGTAACTTATTATGGTGATGGTGGAAAACTACTTAACCTACCAACTTCACAATGGTTGGATGTTGATGTTGGTTTAGGATTTACCAGCATATATGCTCAGGGATTTGTTGGTGTTGCAACAAATGATCCTAGATTTGCTTTCCAAGTTGGTGGAAATAACTTAGTATCATCGTTCGAAAATGGTGTAGGTATTAATAATTTGGGTGAAATTTATGCCACTGGCATAGTTACTGCTTCAAAATTTGTCGGAATTGGTTCAAATTTAACTCTCATTAATGCTGATAATATTTCTTCTGGTACTATTAGTACTGACAGAATTCCGCAATTACCAAACAGTAAATTACCTTTAAATATTAATTCATCTGGAATAATTACTGCTTCTGGTGGATTTATTGGTAATTTAACAGGAAACGTAACTGGTAATCTAGTTGGTATTGCCTCAACAGCAAGAGATTTAACTTCTGATGCTAGATTGAATATTAACAGTATTTCCTGTAACGTTTCAAATATTGGTGTATCAACAATAGGAACGAGACTAGATGTAATTGGATCTGTTGGCGTAGGAACTAGTGGTGCTTCTGGTTATCAAAGTGACATTCACGTTTCCAGAACAGGAATATCATCTATTCAAATTTCTTCCCAAAACTCAGAATCTTATATTACTTTAAGTAGAGGATTCAATCAAAATTTAAATGCTGCAGCATTTAAATATGGAAATCAAATTGGCATTTACCCATACAGCACGATTAACTCTCTTGATATTATAAACTATGATGCTGGAAATGTAAACAACTATATTCATCTCGGAGTATCAACTGGCATCTCGACAGGTGGATTTAATTGGATCTATGGAAAAGATTCAACAAATACATTAATGACTTTGACCTATACCGGAAATTTAGGTTTAGGTAATACAAATCCAACAGTTAAGTTAGATGTAGTTGGTGATGCTTCAATTAGTGGTACTTTAAACGCTAATGATAATGTTTCTGTTGGTTCAAGTTTAACTGTCAACAATTTATATGTAACTGGAACGGCATCAATTCCTGGGTTAACCACTTCTTCTGGTGGAACAACAATTACAGAGAACTTTAATTTAACCTCAGGTGTATCAACAGCATTTAATTTAGATGTCTCTGGTAGTAGATTATTCTTACCATTTAATTCTTCGATTGGTATTGGAACAACACAACCAACCTCAGACATTCAAATTGGAATTGGTGAGGGATCTGTTGTCATTAGTAGTGGTGGAATAGGAATTGGAACAACATCTATTCCTATTGGAATTGGATTAGATGCAAGGAATACAATAGGATTATTTGAATCTATTGGTCTTGGGACAGATTTCCCAGTAAGTTCTGTTGATTTCGCTCTTGCAGGAGTTGGTGTCAATACCGCAGGAAGATTCCTACGTCTTCCAACTATTACCAGTTCTGTTAGAACAACTATAAATTCTGAAAATGATGATGTAGATGTACAAGGTGGTATTGTTTTCAATTCTTCAACAAATACTTTTGAGGGATTTGTTGGAGCAGGAAGCAGTTGGGTCAATCTTGGTATTCAGACATCAAGAATAAATTCTGATGAAATTAAAGTTGGTACAGGTGTAACAGTAAATTCAGGAATTGTTACTGCAACAAATGGATTTAATAGTGGTATAGGAACTGCTGTCAAAATAACCACAGTTGGGAACAGAATTTTCTTCACTGTTCCAGGAGTTGGATCAACTTCCCTTGTTTTATATTAAATGACTTGACAGAACCCCTCAAATCACAGTAGAATCGCTTTGTTGCCGTTGAAGAGAAGGAATGAGATTCAGCTTAGCTATTGGTAATCCTCCATATGGTGTTGGTGGTAATCTTGCTATAAAGTTCTTGAATAAGACTGCTGAGATTACTGATGACATAAGGTTTGTATTACCAACTTCTGTACGCAAACCTTCTTCTTTGAATAAAATTAAAGGTCACCTTCATTGTGTTGTTGATGAAGATTTAGATCCTTCCACATTTCCTGGTGGGATTAGTGCTGTAAAACAGTACTGGGAAGTTAGAAATACGTCTAGATTTAGGGTTGGAGTCGGAGAAATTCCGATGATGCGTGAGCATTCTGACTTTGAGTTTCTTTCTTATGAGAGAAGATTTGAAGCAGATGTGTTTGTGGGTGAGTATGGTTGTGGACCCAGTGGTAGAGTTAAAACTGAGAACTTTACTCATTATGCAAAGGGACATCACTTTCTCAAAGTTCGTTCACCAGATGTAATACAAAATCTCGTTGAGTTTGCGCCTGTGTTTAGAGAGGTTGCAAATCAGTGCAATGGACGGTATCATTTTGGTAAGAACGATCTAATCTCGACGTATGTGAGGTGTCTAGAAGAGAAAAATGGCAAAGAATAAACATAATCTAGAAGTTGGATCTACGATTGAAAGATCCGATGAAAGAATTAAAGAAACACAAGAAGTTTTTACCCCACAAGAACTTGTCGAGAATATGATTGATGAAATTCCTTTGGAATTACTTCAAGATCCGAGCAGTACTTTCATCGATAACTCGGCAGGGTCTGGTAATTTTCTTCTAGGATTAAAGAATCGTTTGTGTCAATATCATAGTGAAGAATATGTTTTGAATCATATGCTTTATGCTGTTGAGATGATGGAAGATAATCATAAAGAGTTATGCACTAGACTTGGAGTATCTGTTGATCATCCACACTATGTTTGTGCCGATGCTCTGGAATATGATTACTCATTTGGAGAACTTATCGGTATTGAAAAGTTTTTCTAATCATTCGGGGGTTGACGGCAAGGGAGATCCATCGTATATTAAGCGGGTGGTTGAGGCACACTGCCAAAACCGAAATGGACAAATTGCCGAATCTTATGACTTTCACTGAATTTAACATCAATATTCCTTCTGACTATCAACCGCATCCGCAAGATGATGCTGTTCTGCGTCTTGTAGAAGAAATTCGTTCCTATCCTATTCCTGACCAATACGAAACTCTGGAATATGTGGAAACTCGTGCTATTAATGTAAATACCGTTCAAAAACCTGGTAAAGCAAACGTTGGTCGCTTTCGTGGTATCACCAAAACTTCTTATGAAACTGTTGACCGTTCGATGTCGAAGGGTTGGAAGTTTGGTAAGCGACCTGCCTGTATGCTTGAAGGTGAAGATTGGTTGCTGAATGGTAATCATCGTCTCCGTTGGTATAAGGAAAATGGTTATACCTGGATGCCTGTTGATATCTTCCGCCCCAAAGAAAATTATAGTGTTGGTGACGTAATCGATGAGATTGGTCTACTTCACCAACCCCAACCTGATGGAACTGCTGCTTGTTTCGAAGACTACAAAGCACGTGGTATTCTTTTCATTGAGCGAAAGAAAAATGAGGGTGTAGAAGTTACTTCCGAACTTGTGAGTGCTTGGGTAGAAAAGTTTGCTCCTAATGAGACCAAACTCTCCCGCAGCAATCTCAAAAAAGCAATCTTCAATAACACTGGAAAGAGCGCATTTCTTGCTTCTATTTCCCGAAATGAAGTTATTGATATGCTTATTTTAGACAAGGGTTTTGTAATTCGTGAATGTGATTTCAAACTTGAAGATGATGTAAAAGTTGTACATCGCCTTTATGAGGCAAGTCAAAAGGTTTTCCTCCGCGATTTCTTGCCTATCTTCTTTGATGCTGCTTCTAAGGGAATCAAGACTGTTGTCCACTTCTATGTGACTACCTCTAACGTAAAAGATGGTAATGATCTTCGCAAAGTTGTAGAAACACGCAAGCAAGAAGCATATCGTGTGATCTCTTCTCTTGAAACTTTTAACACTCACAATTCTTCTTTGCGCGATTATCTTGAATTTGGATACCGTGCTCCTCAGATTTGTGGGATGGATGGGGAAGAACTGGTTAAACTCTGATCCACTTTCATAACTGTCACAGGGGGGCTTTGGTTCCCCTGTTTTTTGCTGTATAATAACTGTATTGAAACGCAAGATGATGTTCCAACTTCGCCCTCACCAACAACGTGCTCTGGATGCCCTTGCCAAGTACCTGAAAGGGCAAGTGATTATCCCCACTGGCGGCGGCAAGACTAATGTTGCTATCTTTGATGCTATTCGTGAGTTTCTTAAGAATATTCCCCAGACTATCGTGGTCGTGGCACCGCGCATCCTCCTGGCAGAGCAATTGTCCAGTGAGTTCTTGGAGTTCATCACCAATGCTTCTGTGCTGCACGTTCACAGTGGTGAAACTCATCACCAGAGCACCACTCGCCCGAATGAGATTCGTAACTGGGTGGATCAGACTCGTGGTAACAAACTGATCTTCACCACCTACAACTCTCTGCAACGCCTGCAACAGGCAGACGTTCACGTCAATACCATTTACTTCGATGAAGCACACAACTCTGTCCAGCGCCATTTCTTCCCTGCCACCGAGCATTTCGCTTCTACTGCTGACCGCTGCTATTTCTTCACTGCTACTCCTAAGCATTCTGCTACTATTTCCAAACCTGGGATGAACGACGCTGCCGTTTATGGCAACGTGATCTGCAACGTACCTGCTCCTGAACTGGTAGAAGGTGGTTTCATTGTTCCTCCTAAGGTTGTTGTGCAGCAGTTTGAGATGCTCTCTAAGGATCAGATTGTTGCTGATGTTGACTGTGAGAACCTGATTGCTACCATCGATGCTCAGGAAGTGGAGAAGGTTCTGATTTGTGCAAAAGCAACCAAACAGATTCAGAATCTGGTTTCTCAAACTGATTTCTGCACTCAACTGGAAGATCGTGGTTTCTCTTGGATGTATATCACCAGCAAGACTGGCGCTATCATCGATGGGCAGAAGGTCAACCGTGAGGTGTTTTTTGATACTCTCAGTGCTTGGGGTAAGGATGACTCTAAGAAGTTTGTGGTTCTTCATCACAGCATTCTTTCTGAGGGAATCAATGTTTCTGGTCTGGAAGCAGTTCTCTTTATGCGTTCGATGGATTACATTGGCGTCTCCCAAACCATCGGTCGTGTGATTCGCCTCCACCAGAGCGACGCAGCGGCACTCAGGAGCGGCGCTATTGCCCCTGGAAACCTTTCCGAGTATACTAAGTCCTTTGGGTTGGTCTGCATCCCTGTGTACTCTTCTGTGGGCATCAGCACCGCTAAGAAGGTGCAAGCGGTGGTGGACACCGTGTTCAATCAAGGTCAACCTGCAATTTCGGTAGTGAAGCGATGAATCAATTATTTCAAGGAGATTGTATTGAGATTATGTCCACACTTCCTGAGGGTTGTGTGGATATGGTCTTTGCTGACCTCCCTTACGGAACCACTATGAACGAGTGGGATTGTTTGATTCCATTTGATCAACTGTGGGAACAGTATCATCGTGTCGTAAAGGAAAATGGTGCAATTGTTCTCACTGCACAACCACCTTTTGATAAGGTTCTTGCCTGTTCTAACTTGAAATATTTCAAATATGAGTGGATCTGGGAAAAGAACAAGGCAACTGGGCACCTGAATGCAAAGAAGATGCCTATGAAGGCACACGAAAATGTGCTGGTGTTTTATCGTAAGTTGCCAACATACAATCCCCAAATGACACATGGGCATAAACCCATGAATGCGGTGCTGCCGAAGGACCAGTTGCCCCCTCCCGACAGAAAACGCAATTATAACCATGTTGAGAGGCGCCTGGGCAATCCTGGTGGTTCAACGACAAGATATCCCCGTGATGTTCTGCAATTTCCTGTCATTAACAACGATGATCCGTTAAAGTTTCATCCAACACAGAAACCTGTGCCTCTAATTGAATACTTCATCAAGACATACAGCAATGAAGGTGACATTATCCTAGATAATTGTATGGGTTCTGGATCAACTATCATTGCCTGTAAGAATACTAATCGTCAATACATCGGAATTGAGAACGATTCAGAATATTTTGAAAAAGCACGGGAGTGGGTGGGTTCCTACGATAAAATCGATCCCTTTGTGACGGATGAAGAAGTGGCACAACCCATCATGAACCCTCTGCTTTCTGCATTAAAATAAACAGGTAATCAGGAGAAATCCAATGCGTTGCAAAGTTCAACTCTACGTTGCTGGTAAGGTCTTTGATGAGATCGTGGAAGCACGTGATTATCAGGATGCAAAAAGAACTGCACTCGCTCGTAATCCTAGTGCAAAAGTAATTGGAGTAACTGCGGTATTTGGATGACTGAAAAGTTTTTAAAACCTTTTATTCCCCGTCCTGGTGTTTTAGATCCTAAACCAGGAGATCCACAAGGATATGTAACCAAGGATGGAATGTGGGCAGCAGTTCCTTTTGGAAAAAAGTTTGCCATTATACATAATGGGCAGCAAGTTCATGTTGCTAACAACTATAAATCGGCAAGAACTTACATCTCAAAAGAGATTAAAGCAGCAAAAAATGTAACAAATACGTTAGAAAAGTTTCTATGAAACTCATACCAATTTTTCTACTTACTTTATTTCCAATACCAGCACAAGCAATCACCTGGCAAGAATTTTGGGAACCATTTGTCTATGAAAGACCCTATTATAATTATAGAGAATACATTCCAATTTGTAGAGAACGCATTCTTCACGAAGAATATGTTCCTGGTAATCGGTGGAGATCTGGTTATGTTAGGAGGTGGACAGAAGTTGTAAGAGTTCCTTGTGACCCTTATTAAATAGTACAACTACAACGAAAATTATGGACAAAGCAGAAAAACGTCACCGTGCTCTGGGACTTTTTGTAGAGAGTGTTTTAAAACCAGATCACGAACTTAGACAGTGTGCCCATAATCAAAAATGTTACAATGAACTCCTTGAATGGAGAGAAGAAGTGTTAGAATATCTAAACTCCCGTAGATCTCAGGAGTTTGGACAATGACTTCTTATTACATATGGATATTATTTTTTGCAGTGGTCGCTTATCTGATTGCAACAGATAATAGCGTTGCCGCTGCTTTTTATTATGTTTCTAAGTTAGCAAAATCTAACTTTGAGAAGCAAAAGTGGTGGTTATTGAATAATCCACGCAATCCCGTGGTAAAATATTTAATGTGGCGTCGTTCTATGAAACTTGCAAAAGAGTTGATGAACGAATACGAAAATAAATAACACATACTTGGAGTAGGTTATGTTATCAACCCAGTATCGTCTTCGTTTAGAGGCAATCTGTGAAAGGATCGTGCTTCACGAAGAGGTAAGTTTAGAAGATATGATTTGGGCAGAGAAGCTTGCAAAAGCAAATAGAACTGCTGCTACAATATTACGCCAAGCAAGGAGAAAATCGGAGAATCCTGATATGCAGGATGGTGATCTTGATGATTTTATGAATCAACTTGATCTTGGTGGATTTGGTAATGAACGCTTTGGTAAGCGTGGATTTGATAGTGTTGATGATATGATTGACTGGTGGACTGAGGATCGCCCAGACGATTGGAGGACTCGGGATTGACATACAACGAGTTTGTAAACAAGGGCACTGAATTCTACATGGAAATGGTGCGTCTTGTTGATGTTAAACTCAAATATCGTATGGAATTCACGGAAGAAGAAAAAGAAATAAAAGATCATATTATGGAGTTTCAGCATCAGGTTAAGTTAAATGAGTTAAGAGACAAGTTTGAGAAGTGCCTGGATATTGACAACACTTGACAAATCCCCTATAATACCTTTACGTAAACCTTTCATCATGAACTACAAACCATACTCAATGGAATGGAGTAGACGGCGATATCTTGCCGAAGCAATCCAACAGTATTTTGACACTGACGCATCTTTGGATGTGGTTTTGGATGATATTGTAAGTGTATTAGAAGAAAATGTAGAGAATCATAAGAGTCGTGCCGAACGCTTTCAGGAAGTTCTGAATGGTTTGAAATCTCTTCCTTACTGATATGAAACCCAACTTTCGTAAAGTATTAGAAATGGCACTGGAAGAATGTGTCCGTTATGGGTATAATCGTGCTCATAAACACGTAGAGAATCCACACGAAGATGCTGTTGTTGATTGTGTGGTTGAGGGTGCTATGAATTCTATATACGAATGGTTTGACTTTGAGGATGA